ATAATTGTATTAAAGGCCTGTCTTTCTGCTCTAGATTTTAATCCTTTATCTGTGCTCTTAAGATCTGGAAGGTAACGTTTTCTTCCATAAAGAGTAGTCACGTAGGGGGTTGGACGTTGTGATAAACATTGTCTAATTACTCTTGCTCTATATTTTCCAATAGTATTAAATTGTTCGGCAAATCTATTTAATAAATCTTTAGCCTCTGAAACTGAACAGCCAATACTTTGTGCAATTTTTTCAGGACCAACACCATATGCAATAGATAAAACAAGAATTTTACCAGCCTTTCTGTTTACTCCCATTGTATTTCCAATAGTGGTGTATATATCTTCTCCATCTAAATAATTTTTAACCATGATGGGGTCGTTAGAAAAAGACGCAATAATACGTGGTTCAATTTGTGAGTAATCAGCAACAATTAATTTGTAGCCTTTTGGAGCAATAAAAAGATTACGGATTAACTTTCCATACTCTCCTTCGCCTGGAATATTTTGTAAATTTGGATTACTACTAGAAAATCTTCCAGTTTCTGCACCGTGTGGTTTAAAATCAGTGTGTACTCTTCCATTAATTAAAAAACTTTTTTTATCAAAAACTTTTTCTTTACCCATAGTAGTGCGTGTTATTTCTCCACCTAAATAAGGCATTACATAAGTAGTCATTAACTTATTTAAGTCTTGATATTCTAAAATTGCATCTACCAATTCATCTTTAGTTCTATAAAATTCAAGAGCATCAGATGATACAGAGTAATGATACATAGTTAAGTTAGCAGGGTCTGTTGCGGCAACGGCCTGACCCCTTGCTGTAAGAGCAATCTTAACTTTTAAATTAGGTTTAATTCCACGGCCTTCTGGTTTTGAAGAAAATAACACTTCTTGTTTTTCTTTTACAGAATTCATAGCAAAGGCTTTGCCAGTTATTTTCCATGCTCTTGCTTTAGCATCATCTATATCTTTTTCTAACCGTATTTTTAAATCAGTAAGTTCTTCAACATCTATTGTTGCCCCAGTTAATTCCATATCACACAAAGCAGCAATAACATCCATCTCTAAATCCCATACTTTTTTTAATCCGTTTTGAAGTTTTGGATAAAAAGTTTTATAAAGATTCCATGTAACTTCTGCATCAATACCTGCATACTTTGCTACAACACTAAAAGCATAGGCTTCAACCTCTGCACCAACTCCTTTTTCAACCTTAACACTTAGTTCTCTTTCAGCACAAGCAGCAAGATTTAAACTTATACGGTTACGACTATCTATAACAAATGCAGCCATAAGTGTGTCAAAAAAAGGCTTAGATGGAACTACTTCCCTGTAATACTTTGCTATAGATTTTAAATCAAACTTAACATTGTGACCAATTTTTAATTTGTCACTAAAAAATAATGGTTTTAATGCTTTAAAAACATCTCCAGGAAGTAACTGCTCTGGTGGTAAATCAAATATTGGTTTCCATTTGGCTTGATTTTTTGAATAGTCTTCATCTTTTAAAGGTTTACCTGCAGCAAATTTTCTTTGACCACTAAGAAGCATTTCTTTATCCCAGTGTAAAAACTCTCCGTTGGGATGTCCCATAGGAATTACATCGCTACGACCCTCAGTTGCTAATGAAATCCAAAGTACATCATTAACCACAGGTTGAATTCTATTTTCACCTACAGTTTCAACATCAAATGCAAATGCATTAACCTTAGAATAAAACTCAACTAATTCTTCTAGTTGTTCCTTTGTTGTAACTATGTTCATCATCCCTCTTTTCGGTTAGAGAATAGGGACCTGAAAACGGAAATAAACAGGTCCCTACTCAGTGGAAGCGTATTAGGCTACAGAACGAGCAACTTCTAGCATTTCGGAGCGAGGGGTCTCTCGAACTACTTCTGCTGTATACGGAACAGCGGCTGCTACAAGTTCTTGAACGGTTTCATCGTTCAACTTCCATTCCTCTGCAAGGTCACGACCACGAACGAAGTTAAGAGTAAAGTTCGTTGTAGGTCCTGTTCCCATGCGAGAAACTTCCCAGAACTCTTTTGAAAGAGGTCCTTTGCGCTCATCTTCATGAGCCTTACGAATCAAACGAGCAAGTGTTGGTGGTGCAGTTAAGATTTGTAATCCTTGTGCTTCACCAGTTAACACAACTACATTAAAAGCAAACTTTCCACGAGGCTTGTCACCTAAGACATCGCATAGTGGACAGTTGTTTCCTAGACAAACAAAAGATTTTTTACCTTTTGGGCGTTCAATCCAGTGTTGTTCGTATGAAGCAAACGGTTGATCTTCAAGGAACTTAACAAGCACTGGCTCCTCAGAGAATTTAAAGTCAATTGGATAATCACCTTGATTATCTGACTTTAAAAGTGAATCAAAAGCATCCCAGCCCTGTTGAACTGTGGTGCCTACTTTAGGCATAGCATTTTCATTGTCTTCATCCAACATAGATGAAGCCGCAGATGAATGTGCATCTGTTGGTTTTGTTATTGGCATTTATTTCTTCTTTCGGTAATGAGGCACGGAGAATATTTGTATCGCTGTACAAATTTAATTACTACTGGCTCTCTTGGTTTATTGTTTCTTTCCAACGCTGTATTAAAGCCTCAGTCAAATCGTCGTGTTGATTCCACTCGACACGAGCAGTTCCTATCAAGCCCCGCCTGTTGAACTCTTCAACAGCAGATTCAATTAACGCTCTTGTGTACACCCTATTACCCCCAGTCTTTTGACCTTTTACAGTCTTAGACCGAAGTCGATACGGTGCACGGGGAATAAACCCCTTGCGTTCCCATAAGCGAATTGTGACAATGGTTTTTTCTAACGCTTGTGCTAATGCACCGATAGTAAACACCTGAGTCTCTTTACCCGCTAATGTTTTAATAATTGGGTTTGAATCCCAACCATTACTCTCGCCGCTTTTACGGCGAGAAACTTTTGGATCTATTTCTCTTCTTTTCTTTTTAGAACCAGGGATATATTCAAGATCGGCAAAGGCTGCCTCTATCTCATCGTTTCCCCGTAATCCAGCCATGGTTAATTCTTATTTAGTATTAAAGCCCAAACAACTTTTTCTGGATACATTAATTCTATTTCTTCTTCGGTTAACTTTCCTTCATACAAAGCAGCCATCAAAGCATCTTCATCAATGATCTGAATAGTTTTATACAAATCATTTTCAAGACCCTTAGACATAATTACATTGTCTGCCATCTCTGGATTTATTTTACGAGTTACTCTGCGTTGTTTTTGAATTGTTTTAACTCCTTCAATTTCAGAAGGAAGTTCAACAAATAGATTACCGCTACCGTCAACTTCACCAGAAGTATCTACGTGTTCAAATATTTGTTCTCTAAGTTTTTTTAATTCAGATTCAAAAAACTCCATTTGTTTTTTTACAAATATGTATTGACGAGCCTGTGTTTCAAAGTCATCTTGACCAGCAACTCGTGATTGTTCTTTTTTTACTCTTGCCATGTTAACCCCCTCAAGGTCGTTGTTTCTGTAAGAAACCTATCAGACTTCCTACGGTTAGGTCAATTCCACCCTTGGAATTGATGCCTGTACCATCCATTACAGCGTCTGCAACGGCATTCTTTTGTTGTAGCATTTCGTGTTGACGTTCCTCAATGGAGTTTTTTACCACTAAATCTTGAATGACAATACTAGGCCATCTACTGGAGGCACGTTTTATTCTACCGTTTCTTTGTACCGCTAATCCTGCGGACCAAGGCAGATCATAGTTTATTAACAAATTTGCAATAGGTAAATCTACACCGTAGCCACCTGCATCTGATGAAATAAACACACGACAATCTGGATCTGTAAGAAATTTTTCTTTACTTGCTTCTTTTTCTTTTGCATTCATATTTCCTGTATATATAGTTCCACCAGTAACTTCTTGAATTCTAGACAGCATACCAACCCAAGATGTAAAAATAACTACTTTTGCTTCTGGATCAGTTTCTAAATGATCAACCACATAACCTTTTAATACATCTAATTTTGGTTGTTTAGTTATGTTTTCTAACAAAGAACGTTCTTTTAAACTATATGCATAAGCACTGCCTTCGCCCTCTTGTTTTAAAAATTTTTCAGAACTATCAATTAGTAAACTGGGATGATCACACAGCATTCTCAAAGAAGTAATCTTGGACATAATAGAGCCCCGCATCATGTCTGCTGGACCACTTGACTTACTGTCGTGTCCATAGTGTGCTAGTAAAGAAAAGTTTGCTCCAAGTAATTGTTGTGCTTCATGTAGTTCTTGACTTAATTCATTAGCAATTAAGTTGTACAACTCAGAGGTTTTTGTGTCAAAAGAAATTTGAATTGGATCTAAATGAATTGTGTCGGGAAGATAGGGAGCGACATCTGGATCT